TCTTTTTCCCACTGATCATAAAGTTTAAAAAATTCTTGTTTGCTACGAACAACGCTAGCGTTGTCTCCCGTAAGCCCTTCTCCCTTAATAGGTTTTTTAGTAAATTTGGTCTTAGATTTAGCTTGTCCTCTCAATCCACCCTTGGGTTTGACAGGCTTTAGTAACCCTTCCTCTCTTAAATCCTTGTTTTTCCGCTTGGCTTTAATTGCAGCCGTCAACACGCTCTTGCGTCGTTTATGGGAGAGGGTGTCTACGTCAATACCCTCTTTCTTGGCTATCTCCTGTAATTCAGATACGCGCTTATTCGCCAGTCCACCACCGCCTCCCCGACCGCCTCCCCGACTGCCGCCGCCACCAGAAGTCCAGCGACCTCGACCATCTCTGGGCTGATTGCGATTATAGTCTTCTCTCCAGTCATCGGGCAAATGCTTACTGATACCCACTACCCGACCATCAATTTTGAGGTGGTAGCGTCCGGTAACTGATTTAACAACGGTAGTAGTCATGGCTTATGATATTTACTTCAAGATACTTTTCTAATTTCTAGTTCGCAAGTCCATCCACTTGTTGCACTTAATCTGTGAGTTACTTTTTCTATTTGAAATTTACCATTATCATTGGCATTGTCGAAGCTAAATAAGGTTAAATTGTTTTTGGCTGAATAATCATAATCACCCTCGATATTTATTATTCCGGTATGGCGAAATCGATTAGTTTCTTTGAGCGCTCCACTGCTACGCCTTAATGCTGAATTAAGAGAGGCGTAGTATCCTTCTTGCCTTAAATCCAAATAATCATTATTGGGAATATCAGTATCATTTACTGTGCCATTGCCGCTATCGTATAAAGCAAAAGCCTGACGATAAGTCCCTTTTACTTTTTGAGTAAAACGAGCGCTGATGCAGTCAGTCGGTGAAAGTATACCCGCGCTCGCAGCCGCTTCTAAATCAGAAAAATCTTCAAAATATAAATTGCCAAATTTAAATCTAAAAGCATAACCGTAATCCTTGGCGAGCGCGTCTAACAATGCAGCGTACCCGTTGTTACTTGTTACCTTGGGCAAATCAGTTGTATTGGGAGCTGTGCCAGCAATTATTGTACTGATATTTCCAATAAGGGTTAGGCTGAAATTACTGGCGATTTGGGAAACAATTAAATTAAGCTGTTGGTTTGTGTAAGTTATTTTTTCTTGTGAGTTAAGAGATAAGTTGTAATCGTAGGATTGAGCGCCGACTCTTACCGTGTCAGGGGCGTAATTGCGCTCTGGATAATCACATTTGTGTGTTCCGGTATTAAACTCGCTTGAATCGCCTTCATATTTAAATTTAACCTCAATTGAATCGCCTTCTACAGGAATGTCCGTGGCTTGGGCATCGAATTCAATTTCTAGAATAGACGCGCCACCTGTAATTGTTTCAGTGTAGCTAAGGCTAGTGACATTGGGAGCGAGTGTTGTGACTTTTTGTACTGAGTTAACGACAAAGCTGCTAATGATTGGTTCTTTTGGGGGTAGTCCCGTTGGGGATTGTAAAAATTCTGCTGTAACATTTAAAGTGTCTGTTTGCGACCATCGTATTGATTGTATTACATAGTCACCATAATTGGTTCCTTTGATGGTAAGGGTATAAAAAGTGTAGTTATCTGCGAGCGTCCTTAAAGTGTCTAATCGTTGCTGCGGATTAGTATTGTAAACTTTACTGAATCGTAGTCTTAAAGTAATTTGTATTAAATCATCTTCTCCGTCTTGTACTTTGGGAAAATTCTGTAATCTGGCAATTTCATCGGTGGGATAGGTCAGCGCTTCTTGCATTAAATCAAGAAATTCCTCTTTGGCAAAATCAAATAATCCGTAATTTCCAATTGCGCTCGCAATCGGAGTAAAATCACCAATTGCTGTTGTTGGTGTTGTTTGGGTGAATTCTATTCGCGCTCGCGAGCGCCCTAAAGAGTCAATTTGGCGGTCAACACTGCTAATTGCGAATTTTCCCCAGTATTTAGTCCCAACGTAAAAATCACCCTTAATTCGCGACAGTGCTAGATTGTTCAATGCTGTAAATCGGGTCTCATTCTCAAATGTAGCGGATATAACGATGGTTTCTCTAGACTTAGACGCTATCTGTAGTGTGGTGTAGTTGCGGATTTTATCTATTTTTTGGTAGGGGTAGCGGATTGAACCCGCGAGCGCCGTAATCTCGGAGCTGTCAAAGTTAAATGTGTGGAATGAAGCGATTGTAGTCATAGATGGTAACGGAATAAGACAATTCTTTAACTACGGATATCCGCAGTGAGGCTTAAGCTCTGCCGCGATTAAGACGCGATTGCGCTCGCTCTATCAATTCCAGGAGTTCGCGATCGCTTCTCCTCAATACATCCAAAATCCAATCATCTCCCCTGTCAGTCGCACCACCATTAATTTGGATGGTGCGATTATCATTGATAACGATCCCACCTCCACCCGCGCTCGCGCCTGCAGGGACAGGAACGGTTAACTGATTTCGAGCTTGTCCCAACGCGCCAGAAAAAATTGATGCTGCATTACTTTGGGCAAATCCTTGGGAAAAGTTTTGTAACGTAGCTGTTCCCGCGCTCGCCAAGTTAGCTAGAGGAGAGGAGCGATCGCGTGGCTCGGAACCGGGTAGCAAATTTCTAAACGCCTGGAGTTGGGACTTAAACCAAGCGATAGCCGAATCAAACCGCGAGCGCATCCCATCAACCAAGTTTCCAATTGCAGCCGCGCCCGCGTTCCACAAGCTTGTCCCCCAGCTAGAGATAGTCTGGGTTATCGAAAATAATGCAGTGCGGATAGTCGCGCCCCAATATTCAGCAGATTCTTGTACTGTTACTGTCATTCCTAACCACACATCACCCATAAATTGAGTGACTCTATCCCAATTTGCCGCCAACACCCCAATGCCAGCTCCCAGAGCGGCAAACGCCGCCAAAGTCCCCCAGACGGGCGCGGTCATCCCAGCAAAGACCGCCGCCACACCGCCCCCTACTACGGAAAGTCCGCCCAGTGCGCTCGTGACTACTGGGATAGCTGCACCGATTGTACCTATAGCAGAAATCACGGAACCAGTCGCAATCAGAACCGGACCGAGCGCGACGGCGACTAACCCTATCCCTGTAACGACTTGTAAAACTGGCTTGGGAAGTTGAGCAAGCGCCTGGACTGCTTTGGTTGCTAAATCTATCCCCAAGGTCATCATATTAAGGAGTCCGGTATCAGCGATCGCGATCGCTAATCCTTCCAAGGCAGACTGCATTGATGCCATTTGCCCCTGAAGTCCGCCTCTCATTGTGTCAGCCATCTTGGTAGCCGAGCCATTAGCAGCGTCCAGCTTATCTTTAAGTTCCTGCAAGCTGGCTGAACCTTGCCCCAATAAAGCAGACATTCCTGTCCCAGCTTCTTGACCAAAGATTGTGATCATATCCGTAGTGTTGGCACCGGCGCGTTCTAAATCGCCAATAATATTAATCAGCGATCGCATCTCGCCGCTGCTGTTCGTCACACTCACCCCTAATCGATTTAGCGTTTCCGTTGTGTCCTTGGTGGGTTTAAGAAGCCGGGAAATAGCTCCCCGTAGAGAGGTTCCCGCCATGCTTCCCTGAATCCCGGCATCGCTTAATTTGCCAATGATTGTTGCCGCTTCTGTAAAGTCTAACCCAGCGCTTTTAGTGATTGGCGCGGCATATTTCATCGCCTCCCCTAGCTGGCTGATGTTTGTGTTGGCGCTCGTGGCAATTTTTGCCATCACGTCGTTTACATAGTTGATTTTTGATGCCTCAAACCCATAGCCAGTCAATACATTGCTGGCTATATCCGCAGCACGGGCTAAGTCTAGTTGTCCTGCGGTCGCCAAGTTGAGGAGTCCCGGCATTGCAGCGGTTATCTCATTCACTTCAAACCCAGCCATTGCCAAGAATCCTTGAGCATCCGATGCTTGTTTGGCGCTGAACTCAGTGGTTGATCCTAACTGCTTTGCCTGGTCTCTAAGCTTCTCAAACTCCTTACCCGTTGCACCTGAAACGGCTTGTAACCGCTGCATGGAATTCTCAAAATCACCTGCAATCTTTCCTACTGCGGCAAACCCGATACTGATGGGAGCGGTCATGAGTGAAGCTTTTTGACCTAAGCTAACCATTGAACCACCAATAGATTGAAGCCGTCCAGCCATCTGCTGACCCGCTACTTGGACTTTACTGAATCCTGCGAGCGCACTTTCAGTGTCAGCGATAATTTTAATGGTTTCGGTGGTTGCCACTATTAGCCTTTTCCCATTCCTTTCGTTCTAACTCTATCGCTTCAATAATTGCTTTTATCCAAGTTTGAATATCTTTAAACTTCCCTAAATTCTGCAAATCTTTGATACTCCATCCAGCCCATTTTAAGGTTAAAATTAATTCCTTTGGGCTTGGGGTAAAAAAGCCTGCAACCATTGAGTGATTGCGGCTGCACCTTCAAATCCAATACCATCTGGAGCGGGTTTAATAAAATCTGTATCCGTAATCTCTCTGTTGTTAAAAAGTAGAATTTTGGGAATGACCCAGCGATAAGCTGCGAGCGCATCTTGGGCGAACTTGGCAACAAACTTATCAAAGTAATTTCCTGAATCTTCCTTCTCTGTAAAACGATTGCCACAAATTGAAAAATCTGAGC